ATCAATCTGTCCAGCGTGTTCTACAATTAAATCATGTACATCAGTACAATTCTGAACCACACTATCTGGAGCAGTAAATGGTTCTAAGAGAAGAGAACCACCGACAACTGCAAGTTTGGCGGAGGCACCAACACCATTTGTGTTTGCATTATCAATAGTGATTACGTCACCTTCATTATAACCAGTACCACTATTTGCAATGTATATCTCATCAATACTACCGGCGCCGACTCTACTTACCTGTCCACGAACACCGATTGTTCCTAGCTTTTCAAATGCAACTGCATCACCAACTTGATAGTATTGTCCACCCTTGACACCATACCCATCCATATTCATACCCATCATATCGGCAGGGCCATCAGTAATAGTTACATCACCAACAATACCAGATAGTGTTGCACTAATCTCTAAGTCAAGTTCTGTGGATATACCTTTTACAATCTCACCGATTGTGAATGTTCCACTGATAGTAGTTTGGTCTAGATTGAGTTCCGTGACAAGAGTTGTTCCACTCTTAAACTTAACAAGAGATGAAACAATTGCTGTTGCACCAGATGTTTGTCCAGTGATTGTTTGTCCGATTAGTTCATTAAAGTTTGATGTTCCAATCTCAACAACTCGCATAACAAAATCATCTGACCATTGACCGTCAGATGTCTTGAGCATACTCTCTCTTGGATATAAGAATTCAGACTCCTCATCAAAAAGAATTCTGAAGAATAATCTATGTCCATCTTCAGTTCCTTTTGCTTCATACAAGTCTTTAATATTCTTGATAAGATTTCTTTGATCAATATCTTCTGCAATTGTTTCTGGTATAGAACGAAGAATAGATTCTTTGAACTTGTCAAGAAACTGGAATACTGTATTGTCAACATCTGCGTATGCAAGAAGTTGTTGAATGTTTTGTATGGGGTTTGCTTTATAATCAGTGATTACTGCACTTGCACCAGATGTCTGGCCGATAACCTTTTCACCAATATCAAATCTTTGTTGAGATGTAATGTAAAGTTTTTTATTGTTATCATAATCATCGACAATAATCTTTGCACTACTCTTTGATGTATCCCCAATAATAGTTTCGCCATTTTCAAACTTTGCGATAGATGTTTCAAGAACAACATTATCTCCATCTTCATCCAAGATATAATTGACAGAGTTTGTTTCTTGAATAACATAATCATTGAAACCGCCAAGAGATATCTGGGCGCCTTCCATAAACTCATAATAATGTTTTAAGAGTGTTATGAATAGAGGATGGTCTTCCTGTACAAAATTAGGAAGTTGCCCATCAATGAGAGGAGATATTTTATTTTTAAAAGATGGGTTATTACCAGCCATACCTAATTACCTATCTTAGTAAGAACTTGAACTTGATGAACTACTACTTGATGAACTACTTGAACTGCTTGTTGTTGTCGTGCTTGCTGTCATAGTTCCACCACCGACAGGAGAATACGAACTACTTGATGCACCCTGTCCAGAGTTATCAGATGTTGCACTGACACTTCCTTTAGATACATCTATTTGCAAGAGTTGATTTCTTACAGGGAGAATATCATTTGATTCTGGAATAGCAATCATATGAATTGTTCCGTCAGTATTTGTCGTTGATGTAATCGTAAGATTATTAAGAACTACAGTTCCTTCTGCATAATCAATTGTTCCTACCGCTGCGTTTGCATAAACTTTTTGGTTAGACTCAACTTTAAAGATTCTAACATTACCTCTACCATCATCATCCAAAAACTGTTCAGCAGTTGAACCAGAAATTTTGAAACCAGTAGTCGATAGAATAGAACCATGGCCAGAATGTGGATTAAAGAATTGATTATAAAACTTTACTGTGTATTGAGTAAGAGTGTTGAGTTGTGGTGTTACTTCTTTGTACATACGAACAGTAGTAATGTTTGAAAGAATAGAGGTGTCTGTATTATCAATCAAACGTGATAGTTCAGAATATCTGAACATATTATCAAACTTCTCAAGATTGTTTTCAGAATAATTTGTTATTGTTGTATTAACCTCTGTCTGCAAATCAGATGCAGTCTTTGTTGTTGCAAGAGCATTGTATCTAAAGTCTGTGTCTACAATAATATTAATTGTTTCAGGATCGACAATCTGTGGACGAACAGATGCCACGTTGAATGGTTTCAATCCACTAACAATAAATTCTTTCTGAGCCTGAGTTAGTTTTGCACCAGACAATGGACTGATTGCAATATACACCTGTCCATAGATTGGTGGATCATTATCCTCACCGCCCCAAACTTGAATAGACTTAATGTTTGGATATATCTCTGGAAGAATAGATTTATAATCTGCTGTTGTTACTGCTCTTCTTTGTGCAGAATAATTAAGTGGAGCATAATACTTTATTGACTCAATTGTTTCTGGTTCTGCTCCACCTGATGCAGCCGCCACACTTTCGATAGTAATATTAGACACACCACCAACTGCTGTTCCAGAGAAAGTACTTGCACCATTTGCTTCTGTTTTATTAGTTACGATGTATTCTAGAATTACAATATTTCCGTTGGCCAACTTCTTTCCAATAACATTGTCACCAAAGTAAACTTCAAATCTTCCATCTTCATTCTCTTGTAGAAAATAAACTTTATCAGTAGATGTTACTGTGGATATATCTTTTGCAAGATTATAAACTTCAGTGGTAGTATCAGTTGACGATGTTTGTACTGTGACAGTCAGAGTTGTGGTATCTGCTCTATCACTTGTAAGAACATATTTCTTTTCTGGATTATTATAATCAACAGTATACTTTGCAGTAACCAAACTTCCTTCATAGATTGGAAGGTTCACAAATTTAAGAGCTCCGTTTACTGGTTGAACAGTTTGAGAAGCATTAACAACAAAACCATATGTGTTATTGTTTATGGTGGTTGTAAACTTTGTGCCTTTTGCAATTGTTACTGATGCAAGACTATTATCATTTACTTGCACATTGATACGAGCCTCTGGGGCTCTTGCAGAACGTGGAGTATAGTTTAATTTTTTTGCGTGAGATACTACAGATGAACGAAGTGTTGAACTATCAAGAAACATTTCGTTTGCAAGCATATTTGCATTCATACCAAGATAGTGAGTGTTATATGCAAGTGTGTCCAAAAGAACAGACATACCAGAACCTTCAAAGTTATAATCAGAAAACTCCGTCTGTCCTTTTAAATATGTCTTTAGATTATTTTTAATGTCATCGAAATCTAATTCAGTGACTTGTAATTTTGACTCTGCCATCTTATCTTAATCTCTCTAAAAATATGTTCATGTCTACAATGTCAGAAGAGTTCACTACAAAAAATTTAATCTGTACTCTGTACTCATTTGCATCTGCATTGTCTGAAACCACAACATCTATTAACTCTGCTCTTGGTTCAAAGTTATCTATTACATCCTTAACGTGTCTTTCTAAAACCGCTGCGACAACTGGTGATACTGGTTCAAATAAAACTGAACGAACATTAGAACCTATCTCTGGATGGAAAGGACGCTCATAGAAGTTTGTATTAATTAAATTACGAACACTACGTTTAACTGCCTCGATATTAGAAAGACTTGCAATGTCACCAGTAATTGGATGTTTTGCAAGTGACAAGTTAATGTCTTTGAATATCTGTGCATTTCTATCAGAGTCATTATGTCTCTCTGCATCACGAAATGCTGTTGGGTTGACAGTCATCTATTTCTCCTTATTTGTATTTATAACGAAAACTACAGATTGACGAAGGCTCGGTTTTTGATATGTTCTTCTGCGATATCTTCTTTGGATTGACCCATGTAACGTACTGCATGATGTTCTTCAATCATCTTCTCATTGACGTTTGTATCGAAACACCATATCTCTCCAAGTATTCTTCCGAACTTACCTCTATCATCTTTATGTGTCTTGAGAGTAAGTCCACCAGCGTTAGTCCACTTGATTAGAAAATCTTTTGCAGCCAATCCATACTTCTTTTCTTCTAAGTCTCTTGTTCTAGATTCAGGAGTGTCTATACCATGCATACGAATTCTTTGGTTACGCATCCACACACCAAAACCTAAATCAATATCTACATCAATGGTATCACCATCAACTACCTTTACCATTTTACATTTATACTCATACATTACGTTCCCCTACTACCTACAGGTTTACAGACATACTCGACTGTATCCCAATCACCGTCTACTGGTATCTGTACATATTGCACCAGTGCAGTATTACATTCTTGTTCTTTATCAAACCACTGTACATCCTGTTCCACGCAATTGCTTCCAGAACATACCGTCAATAGTATATGCCATATTATGCTCATGTTGACCATCCCAATCCGCTAAGTGTTTGTCTTTGCCATCCATAACTTCCTGTGCGTGAACCATTCGGGCCCCACTGTCTTTTACCACCAATGTCGCAATGAATAAAGTTTCCACCATTAGACGCTGGGAAGTAACAACCAAATCCTTGAATACCCTTTGAGGCTGCAATGCGTAAGAACCTTTGTCTATCTGCAACAGAGGTATTACTAAGTCTAACATCAACTGCGTTACCTTGTTGGTGTTGACTTTTCTTTGCACCACCAACAGATGCATTGTATGCTGCACTACGATATGCAGAAGTAATTACCAAAGTCTGACCCCATTCCTTTGCAACTTCTTCCATGATACCTCTAAGTGTTGGACTAATTCTATCATCCGTATGTGGTAAGAATCTCAATAGTTGTCCGTTAAAGTCTGTCTTATCTAAATCAGTATTGTTTGCGTCATCCACTAGATTTGAATCTTCTTGTGACGCAGAAGGGAAATCATTTCCGTCAGCCGCAGAAGGAAGTGGAGCAGGAGTTGTTGATGAACCTGATTCAAATGGTTCATTTAAATCTGGATCAATACCATTTGCAAGTTCTACACTCCTACCACGAATAACTTCACGAGCCTTCTCTGGTGTTACGTTGATATTTGAAGATACACCTGTTGCAGTTCTCACAGTAGTAACAGGGTCTAAATCAATCTCTGGTGCAATCGCTGGTGTCGCAAGAGATGTTGAACCATTGTCACCAATGAATACAGTAGCCGAACCTGCTTCAATTTTATCACTACCATCACCGTGGGCTCCTTCACCAGTATCAGCAGAGTCACCTTTACGGGCTGCGTTTTGAGAACCTTCTGGCGAATTAATCTTGACTGTAGAATCAGATTCAATTGACATTGCACCAGTAGAATCTAAATCATATTCACCAGTGATAGATGTCTGTTGTCCTTCACCAAATGTTTCCGTAACTTTCTTAGTTACACTTTCAGTCTTGGTATCTTCATAAACTTCAACGACAGCCTTCTTTACATTTTCAGTCTTATTACTTTCATACTGTTCAAGTACATCACCCTTTACATTCTCTGTAAGAGTTCCACCAACTTGCACTACCATGTTCTCTTCTACTTGAAGATGATAGTTACCTTTAATAAATGTATTGCAGTTAGAGTCAATAGTTAAATTAACATCGCCCTTGACATAGACATGATTAGAACCTATAGTAACATCAAACTTATCACCGACTACCTTTGTAGTTTTGTTACCGCCTGCGTCTATCTCATAGTACGTTCCGCTCTTATGTCTCTCATGTATTCTTTCATTCTTTGGTGTGTCATCTATTTCAATGACATGACCTGATTCAGATTCATATACATGGTTGTAAGGATACCTTGGTGCGTAAGGATATTCTGGTTCAGTAAAATCATTTCCTGTTGATGCTGGAATTGTTCCAACCTCTGCGACTTCTGCCGCACGAACACTCTCAACCAATGGATGGACTCTTGTTGCATCATTTGAAATTAGTCTGTTAGTATCTGGTTCACCTGTGCGATTTGGGTATGGCCCAAAGTCTGGTTCATCCCTGTACTGTGTCGCTTGTGATGTTGGTGCGTTAGGAGAGTTAGGGTCATTAAATCCCCTTGTAGGGTCTGGTGTCTCCGCTGGAGCGCCAGGCAGTATTCCTAAGATAAGAGGTTCTTGAAAGAAGTCAGGGTCACGCCAGAAACCAAATACCCATTGCCCTGGCGTAATGTTTGGTATCTCGCCTGGCTTTGCATTTGGTGGTAGAACCACATGGGCCCAAGGTAAATCTTGTGTAGGGAGTTTAACTAAGTCATCAGTGTGCGTACCAAAAACTCGCACACGAACTCTTCCCATAGTATCAGGGTCATCTCTATCTTCACAGACACCTATAAACCAATGGAAACCATCCTTGCCCATGAAATATGAAAACATATTGTTCATCCGAAAAATCCTCTTTGAAGTATTTATACTGCAATGGTGGATAGTTCGTCTGGTGAGCCTATGTGGATTGTTTTAACTTTTTGGGATATGTGATAGTCGTATGAATATTTATCAATAGTATCAGTAACATAGATAGGGTTGTCGTACTCAGATAGTATCTGTGATTTATCATATTCTTTTCTATGTATTACGACTGCACCTTTGTTTGTAGAGATACAGGCATTGAGTTGTGGAAAGGTTTCTTCAACATAGTCGCATATGTCTGTTGCATCATCTCTACCATGTATAGGTATTTCAATTCTACACTCATGTTTGTAATCACAACGACAGCCAAACTCTCGTGTAATCTTTTCTACGATTGTGTTTTCAAAATTAACAATACGTTTGGATACAAGTAAACCGTCCACCCACTTCTCATTACCAGATAGTGTGTAGACGGTTGTATTGTTGAAGATAGAATTTATTTTTCTTCCGATTGTAAGATAGTCCACACCTGTTATCAAAACAAATGGGTGTGGAAAGTTTCTTAGGAATTGTTCTTCTTTATCTTGAAGATGTTCATTGTGGAAAGTTATAGTTCCATTAACATCAAAGATAAACATTAGACAGTGCCAGGCAAGTCGCCAGTCATCTCAATGATTTCAATCACATCATCTTTTGTAAGGAATCCATTGACAGTATCACCATCGGCTGTGATAGGTGGCATACAAATTTGACTTTCACCTTTCGACAATGCAATCTCAAACAAACCCATCTTACCACCATAACTTGCGTTATGACGTATGATAGATAGTTCGTAGTTATTGTCAAATGTAATAACACCTTGGTACTCTGTACCTTTTAGTTTTTCATCTTCAAATAGAAGATAGTCCGAAACCTTTTTTTCTGTTACACCTTCAAACATTTTCTTACCTACAAACTACGATAGGTTTCGCAGTACCATCACTTGCATAAACCAATTTACTGTAACAACTTTTCTGAACGTGTTTGTTCGCAATACTTCCTGTATAGACAATCGCATTGTTTGTCACAATCTTATGTGGGAACAATTGTTTGACTACCTGTCCAACAAAGTGTTCTGTCATTACGTCTTGATTGAAATTAAACTTGATATCAAATGCATTCGCATTCGTTACCATACCTAATGTCATTACTGTAGCAATTAAAATCTTTTTCATATTCATTCCTCTCTTGACTATATTGTTATTATAACAAATCCACAGATATTGTCAAGGGCTATTTTCAATTATTTTTTATCAATAAAATCAGACAGTTGGGGGAGTTCACACTTACCACTAGAGTACTCATAACGAAACTTTGAGTACATTTCCTTACCAGCCTCACCAAGTGATTCGGCACGATGTCCTAATTCCCTTTCCTTATCACTACCACGTTTCCATACAGAGTAATCATCTGAATACTCATACCACCAATCAAACCGACATAGTTCGTTATAGAATTCTTCCATTAGAGTAATCCCCATACAATCGCATTGATAAAGAAAGTCGCACCTATAAGAAGTAGGATAGAAAGTAATAGACTAGTTCCCTCATTCATAGAGTTCACCACCATCTCCGTTATCCCAATCAATTCCTTCCTCATAACCTTTCGCCAAGTTTTTCTCCGCTTTCGACCCGCCGACCAGATTTGACCAGCTTCTTAACTTATTATACTTATTCGTACTATACTCAAAGGTTTTATTAAAGTCAAGGTTGAGATTATCCTCTGTGAGTTTAATCATACAGAACAAATCTCCTAGTTCTTTATGTAACCTCTCAGTCATCTTCTCGTCACCATTACCGAACCGTAGTATCTTACTACATTCTTGAATCACTTCCCCACACTCTTCCATGAGTATCACAAGGGTTTCTGTTTTCTTGTCCATGAATGTTAATCCTCTTTGTGTGAGCTTTGGGGGGAGTGGGGCTCTTCTTTATTCCAATGTATCAAAAGGAGAAACATAACAAGATATGTACATAGGAAGTATAAGAAGAACCACCACATTCTTAGTCACCCATCATATAGTATCCCTTTGCGAATACTTTGAAGTTGGTGTCAACTTGTTCTATCACATTCAACTCTGTACCAGTGAAGTATTCCACTGCAGCTCGGAATGGATTGAGTAATGCAATAGGAATAGTTTCAGAGATAGGTAACTT